GGTAACAGCGGTAGCATTATCAACATCATAGAACCTAAAGGCAGGAAGCCCAAGCACACCATATAAAGAGTTAAGTAGAATCTTCTGAACCAACTGACGTTTTTTATACCATTCATATTTTTCTTTGTTCCCTGCTTTTCCATATTTTTTCATTTCGTTTTTGAACTCAACCCTTTGATTGAACCAAATATCTAAGATATCAGGTATACAACCAACTGTATCTGTTCTATATAATACACCATTTGATGCTACTGAAAACTTTGATTTATCAAAGAACTTTTTGAGATTCTCTTGCGTAATTGTATCTCCGTTAATAATCCATGTATCTCTTTTACCTTTTACGAAATCCTCTACACTCCAATCTTCAATCTTACCAACCTTAGTTTCAGGTGAGATATTAATAGTCATAATAATAGAGGGATATAGAGAAGTCAAATCCAAATCATAAATCCATTCGTACTTACCAACGATAGGTGCTTTTACATATGCTCCAATGAATTTCTCTTCATTGTTATCCCTTAGAGCTTGCATCCTCTCCTGTCTATCAGCAGGTTTGTTGGGTGCTACGATACCTTTTCTTTTTAGGTAACATAACAATGCTCCTTCTAAGTATTTTGATGAATAAACAAAATCCTCATATGGAACGTGACCTGCATGACAGATACCTCTAGCAGTATCGATGAACTGTAGTTTTCTATCCATATCAACAACCAATTCAACATCAACTAAGTTGTACTCAATGAACTTCTCTATATCATCTCTGAATAGTTGGTCTAAGTTACCTGTATATTCTACCTTTCCTCTCCCTAACTCTTTGTTAGCAATAGAATCTAATCGGTAATTATCCAACTCTGTATAAGTAAAGTTTTTGTAAAGTGCTAAATAATCTAAATAAGATACACCAGCCATAAAGAATCTTTTTCTGTAAGGTGACCAGAAACATTTACCAATCGGTGATAATCTGTTTGCGTGTCTTTCACCTAACAATCTTTTGATTCTATTGTATAACATAGGTGTATCGAAGTAATCAATATTCCAACCAGTAACAATCGTAGGATTTATGTATTCATAAAGTTCTAAAAACTTCATTAACATATCCCTTTCATCTTTGAATGGGATTACGATTGCTTTATCGGTTTTCTTCTCTACCATCAAACCATCTTTATCCATTACTAACACCCAATACTGATTGGTTGCTGAATCATGTAATGCGATAGAAGTTAGTTCGTTCTTAGCTTCTTCAGGATTTGGTAAACCACTTTCCATCTCACACTCAATATCATATGTAAGAATTACGTGTCCTTCTGATGGTAAATCTGAATCGGTGTAAGTATCTACTAATACTCTAGTCGTTTCAGGTACATCTGATTCAAATAAGTTAGGGTCATCTTTTGAGAATTTGTAAATCTTTGTTAATCTATCTCCGTACAAAGATACTGCTTCTCCTTTATCTGCTTTTTCATACGCATAACGAGTGTATGGAAAAGAACGATATCCTAATTTATCATCCCAAAGGTGAACTAAGTTTTTTTCTCTTTGATAATATACGTTTTGGTACATTAAGTATTTAACTGTTTATGAAGTTCTTTAATCATTTTACCTTCGTTTGTAGATAATTCTTTTGCTCTTTCTAAAGAACGAAGTTCGTGGGTAAGTCTAAATATATCATCATCCAACATTTTATCTAACAAATCGAAAAATTCTGTTTTCTTTTTGAAGAATAACCCATATGGGTCAATCTCTCTATAACACAATGAGTCCTGAAATATCATTGGAGTACCATTCATCATACAATCCGTACCACTTACACTCCAACCATAATTTGTTTGTCTCATCTGTACACCAACTTTACAATTCTGTAATCTTTGGTAGTATTCATGCTTTGGAACTTTTGTATTATCAATCCAAGTCTCAGGTGATTTACCAACCAACTGAGGAATCCATACTACAAAGTCCTCTCTACGTTTTCTGTATTCTCTCATCAACTTTAGAAAAGCAGGATAACCTTTGTAACCAGCTGCTCTATGATTGAATACAATAACATTTCTTTTTTCATCTGATGGTTTCTCAATTATCTTAGATTTATCCACACCTAAATTCCAAACCTTTAGAATATTATCTAAATCAGAAACAAACTCTTCACTAAAAGTTTCACTAGCTTCTTCTAATACTCTGTTCTTTTGGTCTTGTGTATTAAGATAACAAGTATCCATTTGTGATACTCCTAATAATTCTATAGGTAACCACATCCACTTTGCTTTGCCTGGTCTCCTATCAACTCCATTGGCAGATTTCATTTCCCACCAATGACAATATCCAATTATTTTTGTATCAACATTTTTCTTATATCTACCAACTTGAACCCAATCAGGTAAATGTGAGTAGATTACATCGTAATCAACATCCTTCATTAACTTAATAAAATCAGGTGGGAATGCTCTTTGATTCATCATATCACCTGAGAATGGTAGGATGTGTTGTTTTACGTTTTCTAAGTTTAGTTTCTTTACGGCCTTTGGTAAGATTACATTCCAATAATATTCACCTTCATTATCTAATGCGATGATATGATTGTAGAGTACATCTACAAAAGAATCTTTTTCGATGTTAGAGGCATTGGTGATATTTGGTATCACCAACACCTTCTTAGCATCTACATATGAAATTTTTGTATCCCAAAACTGCATTAATACTTAGCTAATTGTAATTCAACCTTACCTGCGTTTTTAAAAACATCACCATAGATAATTCTGAACCCGTCATCATCTTTGTGGTTGTCCCAAACATTTGAAATTGGTAAGGTGTGCCCTCCGATACCAGCAGATTTCCAATCATTAGCATCTAACTTAGTAAATATCAAACACAATCTCTCAATATTCTCATCGTAGGTCATCAAAATGTATTGACCTTCTCTAATTCCCATACCACCTTTCCAAGTAGTAGAATTACCCTTAAAGTTAGTAACCTTAATCTCAACCTTATCATCAATATCATTATGATATATATCAGGGTCGGTGGGATGACCACTAGCACACCTAACATCATGTCCCTCACTTTTTAATAATTCAGCACCAATAGTTTCCATCAAATGAGAAATGTTACTAGCAATAGTACCTTTTGTAAAGTCCATAACTGGGTTATAATCTACACTATTAATTTTAACAGTCAAAGCCATCATTTGTTTGATTGTGTTAAAAACTCTATTCACCATATTTGTAAAGAATGAATCTTCATAAATCTCACTCCAATCTCTATCAGGATTATTAGATTTAACAACCTTAACTTTATTTCTACCCGTAGCATCTTCCCAAGCAAATTTAACTGCCATTTCACCAGCATCAACTTTTTTTAATAATTCGGGTTTATTGTTTTTAATTTCTATCAATTTTTTCATAGTATCTCTAGAAGTTCCCATTTGTTTAAGATGTATATTTTCATCTTTAGTAGGTCTAGCGATACCAAATTCGCTTACATATGCGTTATTAAACTCTATAAATTCATTGAGTCTATCTGAATGTGAAACTTCTCGCCTAACATTACTTACGGCTAAATCCACCAAAGTGCTGAATGGTTTATCATCGGTTGGATAATCCGCATCAGTATATTCACACCATAAATCACAACCTGCGATTTTAGCTGATTCATATCTAGTATGACCAGAATCAATCAACCCATCTTTATGAATTAACACAGGTTGGATGTTGGGAACTTTTTTCTGAGAGATTCTTTCTTTGTAGGTTTCTGCTATTTCTTTTTGCTTTTTTAATTCCTTCTCTTTGTTATTGTACAAATGAGCATTTTTAGGATTGGGTTTAAGTTGTGATGGGTTAACCATCATTTTACCTTTAACTTTTTTTGCTATTGCTAATGCCATAATTAATGTTTTAATATTTTAATGTTTACTAATATACGAAAAATATTTGAGAATACCAAATTATTTTGTAATAATATTTCCAAATGTATCTCGTAACCAATCGTTGAAGTTTTTTCCGAATGCATCAGTAACTTTATATTTCACTAATACCTTCATAATATCTAACTTATTGATTGGATTTACTTCTTCATCAAATCTATCTAATATAGACATTTTGATGTTACCACTAATGTCTGGGTCATGCAACTGCATTAGTTCCTCATTCATTAGTATCTGTTCTTTTGAATTTAGTATCTCATCATAGATTTTAATCTTTCCTTTCTTTTCTTCAGCTAAACTGAGTAAATCATCTACCGAAAGTTTTTTATCTTCGGTAATCTCAGGAAATCTTTTAACTAATGTTTTGATACCACATCCATGAACTCCTGGTATATTATCTGATGTATCACCATCCAATACTCTGTATAGGAGTAGATTCTTAGATTCAATACCATATTCTTCTTTTACCAACTCTTTGTTGTAAAGTTTCTTTTTGGTAGGAGACCAAACGATGGTCGTATCATCTACTAATTGTAGGAAATCCTTATCAGTAGACATGACCACCGCTTGTTCGTTCTCTTTCAATAATTGTGTACTAATGTATGCCATCACATCATCAGCTTCACAACCATCGTAAATCATCGTTGTCATAGGTAGATAGTTCATAATGTCAGCCAACCAAACAAATTGTCTTTTCATTGATTCTCTTTCATCTTCTTCGTTCATCAAATCAGCATATTGTCTATTGACTCTTAACTTATTCTTTGAACGTTCAGATTTATACCCACTAAAACGTTTCTTTCTCTTCTGAGAACCTCCCTTACCATCAAACACTACAATTACTCTCGTAGGTTGAGTATTTCTAATTGCGTAACCTATTGATTTCAGAACACCAGTTACACCACCGACGTGGTCACCATCATCATTCATTGTAGGAATGGATGACCAACATCTGATAAATGTATTAAGACCATCGATAATTAGAACTCGGTCATTTCGTTTCCTATCGATATTTTGGTCATGTGCTCTCTCAACCGAATTGAGAATATCTTTGTAGAGTTTTTTCATACTAAGTAGTTGTAGTTGTATAGGTTACTCCTTCATTTAAAGTATCTTTACCATTAAAGTACTTCTCTAAAGTTTCTAACCTTTCATCAGCGGATGCTAATAATTTTAAAGCTTCCGTTGCGTTATCCCAAAAATCTTTTGTGGAATGGTCTCCTATTCCAGCAGGAAAACTACCAAGTAGTTCTAACGATAATAAAGCTTTGTTCTTATCAGCTAATGCTTCTGATTTCAACATTTCATAAATTTTCTTATCTATTTTCATAATTTTAAATTTAATCATTTTCTCCAGCCAACTCAGTATCCAATTCCATAGCTTCGATATCTAAGGTGTCTGATTTATATTGTAAGATAGTTGATTCACAAATCTTTTTGTAAATCTGTTCTCTCACATCATCCCTCTCATCCATCAATTCGATAAAATCTTTTGATTGGAATTTGATTTCTTCACCAGTATCAGTATCAATGTATGTGTACCAAGCGCCAGCTTGTTTAACCAGTTTGTTATCTTTCATAACTCGTAACCAAGAACCATAGTTATCAATACCTCTATCGAAGTAGATTTCAAAATCTGCTGCTCTCAATGGAGGTCCCATTCTATTCTTAATTACTTGACATCTCACTTTCATACCTACAACCTTATCCAATCCATTCACTTTCATTTTGATTTGACCCATGCCCTTCAATCTCAATCTTACAGAGGAATGGAAAGCAAGTGCTTTACCACCCGAAGTAGTCCAAGGGTCACCAAACATAGCGTTCATTTTTTGTCTAAGTTGATTTGTAAATACTAAGGAGATTTTCTGCCTACCAATCATATTGGTAATCTTTCTCATCGCCTTTGAGATAATAATAGCTTTATCTGTAGCATATCCATCTTTGTTGTAATCAGCTGCCAACTCATTCTTAGTTGAAGCTGCTGCTACTGAATCTACTACGATTGTAACTAATTTATCTCTTGAGGTTTGTCTAACCTTTTCGATGATAGTTTCTGTAAAGTCAAAGATTTGTTCTACAGAGTCTGCCGATACATAAAGTAATTTAGAAACGTCTACACCGATTGCTTCTAAAAATTCTCTACTTACCGCAGTTTCGGTATCAATCAATACTGCTACACCACCTTGCTTTTGTGTTTCAGCAAGTAAATGAGCGGATAGTAATGATTTACCACTCTGTTCCAAACCAGTAACTTCTGTGATTCTACCAACTGGTAATCCACCATATGGGCGATTAGAAATGGCTACATCCAACATAGCACATCCAGTCGAAATCCAACCTTCAACATTTGTTGGGGCTTCATCCGAATCTAAGAAGAATGCTACCTTCTGGTCTTTTGCTGATTTGTTCAGCTCGCCAGCTAGGATATCTGCTAAGTCTAAATCTTTCTTTGCCATATATGGGGTTTATTAGTTGTTAAACAAATCATCAAATGCCGCTGCAACATCATCTGTTTTCTTAGTTGCTTTTGGCTTATCTTCATCTACATCAAATGGTAAATCATTTACCTCTTCAGTAGGTTTTTTAGAAAGTGTCTCTTCTGCTACAGAAGGTTCACCATCATCATTTTTAGATTCTGCAGTTGGATTTAACCATCCTTCTAACACACCTTTTAATTCATCGTAAGATAACTCTGAATATAAATCTGTGATTTCAGTTTGCCCATCTAAAAATTTAGTAACATCATCTGCAGATTCTGCCAATGGTGTTTGATTTGGTTTAACTCTAATAGTAGTTACAGGATATGAAGTTCCTGCTTCTTCAGCTGATTGGTATTCGATAGTAATATCTCTACCACTCTTTGGGTCTGTGATATCTCCGTAATCTGGGTCAGCGATGTAACCTAAGATTTCTTGATATACAGTTTTACCGAATCCCCAAAATTTGATTCCTTCACCTTCTTGTCCTCTTACTAAGATTGGTACGAAAGTTCTTAACTTCGGCTCCATTTGTTTTGCAGCTTTCCAATCTTCCTTATCACCCATTCTCTTCAATCTATCAGCGAACTCAACGATTGGGTCAGGTCTACCAAATGATTGTGGTGAGAGATAAGTTTTGTTGTTAATGTTGTAGTGAAAATACAATTCGATGAAAGGATTATCTTTTTCGAATTTGTAGGGAACGATTCTGACTTGATGTTTACCAGGTGTTGGTTTCCATAGATTGTCAGATTTCTTTTGTGTGTTTTGTAGTTTGTTCAGTCTACCTCTGATTGCGTCAATGTTAATTGCCATAATTTACTCCTTTAAGTTATTAATGTTTAAATTTTATGGTTGAATGTTAAGTGGCTTTCCTCCACTCGGTGTATATATAAATATAACGTTTTTCTAAAAACGTAACATTTATTTTGCCCATTTTTTCCTTTGTACAATTTGTGATATTACACCATATACGGACAAATCTTCATAGGTGTCTTGTATGTTTTCACCTACTTCATCGGGCTGTCCTTTTACCACTAATTGTAACAATCTTTGAATCTTGTCATTCTTCCTAAACCAAAGACCTGTAAGTGCCACTTTGATATCATCTTCAGTTTCCAAAGATGTACCAACTGATATATTACCAGGTCCATAGTTCCTCTGTTTTTTACAGAAGGTTTCGTACATTTCATCTAAGATTGCTCGGAATTCTTTTGTAGTTTGTGGGTATTTCTCTTCGCAATACTCCACCGCAGATTGTTTATTCATATAACTTTTTATAATTTAGTACTAATATACAAAAAAAATTTGATATATCCAAATAAAATTAAGAAAATTTTATTACATCGAATACTCTTGTGTTGATTTTTTTAGTTCCATCAACATTTGTTACTATGATTGCATTCTTAAACTTCTCCCAATCGATAGTAAATGATTTATCTAATACACCATTGTTTTCTTCTTTTACTAATTCATTAAGTGCGTTTATTGTGTACAATGTATTAGATTGTTTTTTTCTATGAACCAAAATAGTATCTTCTAATGGTTTCTCTGGCTTATATGCCGTATCAATGTTGTAAGTTACAAACAACTCATCTAAATCAGATTTATTTTGTAACACATAAATGTAATTGTAAACTATGTGATACTTTTCTCTGATTTCCTGTAGTGTTGTTTGAAGTTTTTCTTTTGTGGTAAACGTACACAATAACTGGGTCTTCATATAATAATCTCTCTATGGTATTTCTATTCACCTATAAATATAATATATAAAAAGATTAATTAGATTCTACCTCTTCAATATCTTTTTTGAATTTTTCCAAAGAATCAGAATCCCATTCATCAGTATTGAATGTTCCCATCTTTAGAGCATGTGCCATAAACGGAGTTTGTAACATTTCCATAGTAGGTGAAGCTCCTATACCTCTGGCTCTACCTTGTAATTTAAATAAAGGAAATTTTTTATTTGATTCATGTCTAAATAAAATTTCACCTGAATCATAATCGATTTCAATCGAATCTGAAATGAATTGTTCTAACTCAGAATATTCTTTGTTACCATCTCTTACTTCTTGTATCTGTTCTTGTAACATAGATTGGAAATTAGAACCAAACAAACTTACTAATGTTTGTTCATTTAATACAGCCCCATCTGGCTCTATACCATACATTGTTTGGAATCCATCTACACCACCTTCTTTTACCCTTTGATTTAATCCTAATGTTTCGGATATATGCATTGATTTTATGATGTGTTTATTCATACCATTTTTAGCTTCTGTATCACTATTCAATACATCAAATGTTCTTTGTGTTAATGCAGCTTCAGATTCTCTCAGATGGTCATATTCCTCTTTGTGATAAGCTTGTGTTAGTTTAGCTATTACCTTTTGGTCATATTTACTCATATTACCATTAACGAGTCTTTCATATAATGATTTTGGATTTTCTAAAATTCTAAAATAAGTTGGTTGATTAGAACCACCAAAATATTTTTTCATTATTGCCTCATCATTTTTAAGTTTTTCAAAATCTTCTCTAATAACATCTTCAGTAATAGTACCTCCAACAAATTTGAATCTTTCGGTTAAATCATCATCATATGCTTTAATTGACATTGCTTCAGATAATCTTGTATGTGATTCTTCACCCATTTGTGATTTTAAATCACTTAATAATAATTCAGATTGTTTTTTCCATCCACCATTATTTAAAAATACTTTGCCATCTTTTTTAAGAGATAATCCTAAGTTTTTACCATCTTTAGTTCTTACAAACATATCAGATGAAGTTTCTAAGTTAGGGTCTACTCCTATAGACATTCTACCAGCATCAGTATCCCATGCAACAGTTTCGATATTTTCTGTACCAATCGTTTCATCAATCTTTTTGATTGAAGCTATTGTTGCTCCTACCCATTTTTTACCTACTTTAGAATTTAATATGTGGTCATCAGAATTTACTAATTTAGTGAACTCAGCTTCGATTTCATCTAATGATTTACCTTCTTGTATTAATCTTAAACCTTTATGAACCATAGCTTCACCAGCTCTTGATTCTGCAGTACCAGCCCCTACATTTTGTGTTTCACCAGCTTTTGTTCTTTGAGCTTGAGCTTTGGCTTCTGTTTTGGTCATCATAAGAGACTTATCAGCTGAGTTATGGTCTATTTTGGTTTTTTCTTCTTTGGGTAATCCTTCAAACCTTTTTAGCTTTTCATCTCTAGTTTCTTTTGTTTTATCTGCTTCTTTTTCTTTTTTCTTATCTTTAGTATAATCAAAATCCTTTGATGTTAATTTTGTTGATTGATTTTCAGGTTCTTCATTACCATCCTTATCAACTTTTACCAACTTACCATCAACATTTTTGTGAGTTACACCCTTACCATCTTCTTTTCCATATCCTTTACCTAACCATTTAAGACCCATTTTTTCGGCTCTTTCTTTTTCTCTATCATCTAATGGTTTTTCTTCCTCTTCTTTCAGTAAGTTTTTGATTAGTTCGTATTTGATATCAGCCAATCCCCACTCAGTAAGTATCTCACTCAATATTGTTATGTGTTGTGGTTTACTAAAATCAGGATATCCCTCCTCAGAGCGATATCTTAATTCTAATAATATATCTTCAAAAAATTGGTTGTTATCAGCCATATCTATAAATATGATTAAAAGAGAGTTTTCTCTCTTCTAACCTCACATTGTATTTCGTAATCACTCCAATGTTTAGTTGGGACAGAGTTAGGAAAATAGAAACATTCTTTTCTTCCATTAGGAAAAGTTATATGTTTCCAATATCCACTTGGTACATGCCCACCAGTCGGTAAAATCAAATACCCATCTTTAAATTCTAAAACCACTCTAACTTTTAACGTACCGAATTCTTTAGCCCAAATTCTTTCTTGAGCTTCCAACTCTCTCCATGCTCCTCTGTTTAGTTTATCAAATTGTAAGGAACAATTTAAATATGAGAATGTTGTTTTTAGGTTTTCCTTAGTATCGGTAAAAGCAGCGGCTGGTGCCATATGCCCTTTATCCCAAACGTTATTTCTATAATCATTATTATCTGATGTGTGAACACCTTTAGGTACATAAAAATCCATACTACCTCTGTCGAATTTTTTAGTTATATTTCTTACATTATACTCTACCCAATTAGGTTGTTCTAATACCTCATTGTACGAAACACTAAATACATCATTTTTGATTCGTACATCCGTTCTGTTTTGCGCTTCTAAAAATCCTACACTTAATAGTAGGTACAAGCTTATTAAAAATTTATTCATATATATAAATATTAAAGTTCTGAGTAATCATTACCAAACTCAACTTTAGTAGGAAATCCAAAACTTTCGAGAACGGATTTCACTTCCTTCACTACATCTTTTTCCTCAGGTGAAAACTCAAATAAGAATGAATCATAAGTGTACAGAATCGGAAGAGGTAATCCCTTATCCTTCAGTTTTTTCATTGCTTCAATGTTAAACTCTGTTTCTGTCGCTTGAAGGAGATAATTAAAGTACTTCTGAGCCGTTGGTTGTTCAATCCATCCCAATGGTATCCTTCTACCTTTAGGTGTCGTTAGGTAACCTCTATTGATAGATTCTTCGTGCATCTTTCTAATATACGAATCAACCTTATCAAAGAATGGTATCTTTCTATCTTCATCACTCACACCACCATATAAGATTCTAAATGTTCTACCTTTACTCTCATCATACGAACAACCATATTGGTCTGCTAACCATTGGTGAACCGATGTATCGGGCAACTTATAACCAATCATCTTACCAATCAATCTAACGTGATAGGCATCGTAATCGAATTGTACGAATGATTTACCTTCTTTTGGAACGAATATCTTTCTACTACCATCCTTCTTATTAAGAGCGGAGTAATTAATCCCTAAGTGTCTGTTCGAAGGTCTGCTCGTTATTGTGTATGGGTTGTACTCCGTAAAGGCTCGAGAGAACCAAAGTGATTTCTTATTATCTTTCCACTTATCAAAAAATTTTTCCCTATCGACCCGAATCCCCAATCGTTCTACATCTGAAAGGATAGGAATCATAGTATCATCAATCCAATCAATAGTAGGTCTAAGATTACCGAAGTCATTAGAGATATCTCCTAATACTTCCATAAACTTCATTATAGGGATTGATTTACCTAAACCATCCCTCATACCCAATCGGTGGTAAAAGTTCGTTAGAGCTTCTAATTTCTCACCAAAAGGATATAATTTATTTTCATTAAAGAAAAGGGAGGTTTGTATATCTTTTTGATTTTGTATTTTTAAATCAGTTTGTAGTAATGCTTTTTTGTTCCAAATCCATTTTGTTTGTTTTGATTCGGATAAATCTATTTCTATAGGTTCACAATCGTTGTGATTAAATGGAAGTACAAAATCTAAGTTTTTGAATCTTACATATAAAAAAGAAACATCACAAGTCATTGGATGTCTTTCTAAATCTTCCCAAATCGGAATAACTATAGATTCTTCGTTATTCCAATACTCTAAGAATTGGTCTTTCTCTATTTTACTTTCTACTATCAATCTTAAATTGTTCTTTCATTTTTAAATACCCACCATGCATTCTTGCTTTCTTCCAATATCTTTTGAATATATCTGCTGATTGTGCTTTCTCTGATGTATCCCAATCCTCTTCTTGTGGTAGAACTTTCCACTTGCCAAATTGTTTTATCCATTTAGTACCTGATTTGTGATTTGCGTATCTCCTACTACGAGTGAATCCCATATGAAGATATTTCTTAGCCATATCTGCTCCTACAAAATCACCTTCTAATAAGTATTTGATAAACATCTTATAAATAGTTTCAGCAGATTTTTGTGCAACATTGGGTGTTTTAAATCTCCAATGTTTACCAATCTCTGATTTATAAGGTTCACATACTAATACACCTTGCTGTCCTCTACCTATCTTATATAAGTGAGGATTTTTCCTATAATCAATATCAGATTTCCAATGATATTGTTTTTCATCGAAATCTACATAAGATGGTTGCATCATACTAATATACGAAAAATATTTTAATTATCCAAATCTTTTATCAGAAATTTCATAATTGTAAAGTGTTCCGCAATCATCATCTTCATCTACAATATTTTCTGTAATTGTTAAATAATCTGGTAATAGTTTTTTTAATCCATCTAAATTAACAGATTTCCAATAACCAAATCTAATCGTTAAGGCATTCGTATCATATCCGATTTCAAAATCAGATGAACCATACCATTTTCTAATTTCTTTAAATTTTTTATATCCTATTCTCATATTAATAACCTACAAATTCATACATAACGGGTTCTACCAATCCTTGCTTAACTGCGTATGGATATTCTTCATTTAACCAATAGTTCTGAACATTGTGAACTTCATCGTGAACATCTGCGTAAAGGTCATCGATACTATATCCATCACCATATTTGATACCACCACAAAGAACCATCAGTTCATTGAGTTTATCGAAATCGTTCTGATACTTAACAATCGATTCAACGATGTTATGTTTCATAATATTAGCCACCTCATCATTGTAATCATACATTTCTTTTGACCAGGGTTTTGTTACTTTAGGTTTTATTAGTACATTCATATTTTATATTTTATTCACAACCCATTATAGAGTCGATGTTTTTAAGAACTGATTTACTCATAAATTGTTTGTTATATCCTAACCAACCACCATAGTTGTTAACGATTTTATCAATCCACTCTTTTTCTTCATCAGTTGGATTCATAGTTTTTTCACACCACTCATTCCACTCATTCATCCAGTAGTATTTAGAACCCCAATTAGGTTTGTTCTCAATAAAGATGTAAGAAGGGAAGTACTTCATTGGAGTACCATTATCAGTAGTAGGTTTATCTTCTCTATCTTCGTACATATCAATCATACCATTGAAAGAACCACCTTTTAACATATACTCCCACTCAGATATCTGCTCAAAGATATTTTGGTGAATCGATGAACCATCTTTGTTACACACATTCACTCTAACAGAAGAACCACCACTATATACCTCAGAGGTAGAACTCACAACTATATCAGGAAAGTTATTTTTTACAAATTGTTTGATTATTGAAGCAACAACTTTAGCTCTCATATAAACATAAGGTTCGTTGTTGTTATAGGAATCATAGCCGATTGATTCCGAAGGGATAAGGAAATCATTTCCTTTAATTGAAATTTTAACTTTTTTACTCATACTTTTAAGGTTTAATCTTTAATCATTTACATAGTAAATATACGAAAAATAAATGAGAAATCCAAGGAAAAAGTGAATTATTTTTTAAAAATTTCCATCAGCAACCTGAAATACATTCAATCCGTTGCTTCTCCACATATCTACTACCTTTTGTCTATCATCAAATACAGCGAATATGTCATCTTTGTTGGAAAATAAGGAATCTAACCAATTTTGTTTTAAATCATCATCTGGCATAAACTTAAATTGGTTATTATCTGGTCTCATTTTTAGAATATCAAATGGTACATCATTATCATCTAACCACTTTTTTGTAACATCTTTAGTGGTTTTTAATCTACCACTAAGAATAATAATTCTAAATCCGTTCTGTTTGAACATCTGAGCTACTTTGATTACAGGTAAGTTGGGTTTATCTAAATCAATATTCTTTGGGTCAAAGAATATATCCCAATCTATCTTACCATTATCTTTGGTAGATATTTTTCTCCTATCATCGATAAGAGCAAGAGTACCATCTAAATCAAAAATTACATTTTTCATCAATCTAACATCATTAATTGTTTATCGATTTTGTTCAAATCAGTCATAGCATCTTGTAGAGAGAACCTTACATCATCAGATTTTGGGAAATCTTTTTTCATTTTTCGTAAAGTATCAATCTTATCCAAAGCAACTATCTTATCTTTTTGTAGTTGTTTGATTTTATCTTGTTTTATTTTAAAATCTGAAGTCATCATATCACAATTATTTACATAGTAAATATACGAAAAATAATTGGAATATACAAGGATTTTTTAAGAAATTTTTGCTGAACCTACATCTATTGGTTCTCTCTTCATATGATTACCTTTAGCGAAGTTAGCACCTTCTTTAATATAACCAGTTAAAAATGCTTTTCTGAATCTATTTGATGTATTGGCTTCTGAACCATGTACTACGTTTGAATGAAGTAATGCAACTTGTCCTTTTCTTAGGTATCCATCTATATGTGGAAAGTTGTGGTCATCTGGTAATACACAAGGTTTACCTCTTTCATTTCTCCAATTTTTTGGGTTTGAACCAGCTCTTACTTCATCTACTTCTATTGGTAATCTACCTAAGTGATGTGAACCTTCTAAATACCAAACAGAACCATTATTTGGGTCATGATTATCAAATGCAATAGAAACATTGATTATTTCATTTGAATTACATTGTGTATAAAATATGTTTTGATGCATATCTCTACCTAATTGACCTGGTGGTTTAAAATATGCCCAAGTTTGTACACCAAAGATTTTAGAATCCATAAGAAACTCACAAGCTTCAATAACTTTTGGATGTTTCATCAAATCTGTAAGTAGTTGTGATTCTTTATGCGGATACATATATGGGTCGTATTCTCCCCATTCATTGTTTTCATCTTCTTCTTGTCTACGGATTCTGATTCTTTCTAATTCATCAGCGTATAAATCTACTTCTTCTTCTGTTAATAGATTTAAAATAGATACTCCTTTGTATCTCCAATCAAATTCTAATTGTTGTTTTTCTAATTCGGTAAGATATTTCATTGTAACTTATTTATTTATATATATTATCTTTTTGAATATTCTAAAAGATTTACTAATCTATTTTTCAATTGTGGCATTTTAGATAGTTGTTCTGATATACTAGCTCTATTTGAATTTTTTATTTCTTCTTTTGTACCATCGATTCTCCATTTCATTTTTACTACTTTAAACAATGGATTTGCAGCTAATTGTAAGTAATTGTTTTCTGATACTTCTACAATGGGTGATTGAGAATCATTTACCTTCTGAGAAAATCTTCTTAAAATATACCCTCTCTTCACATCAACATCCTTTATTTTAGGTACAAATGGAAATGGATTTACACTCAGATTAAAGTTCTGAAATGTGCTTACCTTTTTATATCTCTTAATCATATCATCCATACTATCCTCCTGCTCTAAAAGTTCCTTCTATTTCTGTAGTCCACAACATACCATCTATATTATGAGCTACATTTGTAACTTGAAAAAATCCATTTTGTCTATATCTACTTGGTATTCCAATAACATTGAATGTATCACCATGCGTTATTCCACTATTTCCATGTATTTTAAATGTGTATTTCATACCACCTATGATAGCACCACTACCTTTTAAAGATGTTTTGTTACTATCAGAAAAATCAGGATTATCTTCATTTAAAAATGTTTTAAATAAACTCTGGTCACCATATGTTGGAAATATCATAGCTTGGTCTAATGTAATACTGATTACTTGGTTTTGTTGACTTCTAAATAAATTACCTATTCCAGCTAAAACTTGTTGTCCACCGCCAACATCTAAATTAAATTTACCAATTTTGAATCTTGGGAAAGCACCAATCTTTCCTAAAAACTGATTATATAGAGCTGCTATAGCATCTTCCTCACTACCTTCTTCCTCTGGTGGATTAGTAGCTGAACTTTTTTGTGGATTTTCTACATTTTTTCTAGCACTATCATTTATAATTTTTAACACAGAATCTTGTAGTGTTGTATTCGAAATAGGTCCTTTACCCATACTTTCGTTTTGTTCAGCATTAAAATCAGGATCTTGACCTGAAGCTGCTTTATTTCTATCAGCTATAATAGAACTCATCATTTCAGCTGGTAAATCTATATCCAATGTACCATCTAAGAAAAACGAACCTTCACCATTATGTACTAACCTATTAGCACTTTTCTTTCCGTGGTCATTTAAATTCATTTCTACTACTTGTAATGCCATATCACCCTTTGCATGTCCATCAATTGCTTGTGGTAATGCTTTTTCTATAATTTGAAAACTCCACATACTATTTACGGCTGATGACATTCCATTTAGTATTTCTAATAAAGCATCTGAGTATGTTAGATTTTCTGCTTCTATAACACTACAAGCAAAATCAAAGTTTATATATAGGTTATCTAAATATCCCCAAGTTCTAGAACCTCTCGTTGGACTTTTAAAATCAGAATTGGATGAAAAGTTTGGAGCTGCTCCATCTTCAGGAAATTGTACTGCTATATTACCATTTCTATCCCTTTGACCACAAGGGTTATTACCTGCTTCAAATGTTTGCTCTCCACCTTGTAGAATTTTAATGAATCCAAAATCTGGTGTTCTTTCGTTTGGTATTAGTAATTTATCTTTCTTTGTTGAAAATATCCTATCAAAAGCACTACATAAAGTAAATTCTGTATAAACCTTATATGGAAAAGATTTCGAACCTACTTTCATACCAACTTCCGTTTTTACCAATGGGTTGGTATCCATAATCTTTTTAAATGTTTTAAATCTTATATATCTTTCGTTACCTACTAATTTAGTACCTTTGGGTATTGATAATCTACCTTCAGAAGTAGATACTTTATTCCAACCAGCACCACCTTCAGATTCATCTTGTAATTTTGTTTTTGTATCTTCATTAAAATTTATAAAATTTTCTTCACCCGAAAACTCTACATCATCAATTAAATTTTTTACGGCTGTAGTTTGTTTATGACCAGGTAATGAGTTATGCATTTGCATACAGTTTTTTCTACCTGCATCTTCTTCATCATCTATATCTCCAATTTTCCACTCATCTGGTTTAGGTTGTTTTGTTTTATCAGCTGATGAGTTTGTTATAGGTTTTTGAATTTTCATAGTTTCAGGTAGTTCACCTAATCCTTTTAATGTTACATCACAAGTAAAAACATCACCACTACTACCAATTTTGAATCCAGTTATGAATCCTAAAAAATTATCGTAATCACCTTCTGAATTTTTTCTTTTTTCTAAAACTTTATTGAAATTCATCATTGATGATATTGTGTCTGCGTTTAGACTTAATTGTTGATTCAATGAACGTTCTAAATCCCAACCATATTCTACTACACAAGTAAATCCTGGTTCTCCAAAATATTGTTGTACTACATCTAATTGACCTGGTGTAAAACAATCAATACTAAAATTTAATTCTCTAGTCAACCCATAAGTACCATTCTTAACAGATAGTCCTTTTATAATAGGTGAAGGTCTTAATCCTCTATCATCACCACTAACGGTAACAGGACTTCCACCCCAATCCAATCCTACTACACCAGGAGATTCAGCATTACCATAAACACTATTTTCTCCAACCAAAGGTAAGTTAGGTGCTGTTTGTAAAACCAATCCACCACCTGCATTGGAAGTTACTCGTATCCATACGTTTAAACGTGAAGTATAAACTTGCTCCTTTTTTAGAAACAAATTATCTAGTACATATTGTTGAATTGGTCTATATGAAGGAAATTCACTCATTATTGGTTTCTTTTCTTATAATTTCCATATGGTCTGCAGGAATTCTAAGAATAGTACCATCTTTCAATCCAAGCTTACCATCATGTATGTTGTTAGCATTAGCAATAATCCACCAGTAAGCAGGTGAGCCGTAATATTGATTAGCAAGTAAATCTAACCTATCACCTGTTTGTGATGCTACATATATATCATCATTACTTAAAGGTATCTTTTTTAACCTTTTCGATTTATATACAGTTTTACCATCTGGTGTTTTCTTTGTATCGTTATTTAAATATCTACTTATTGCCATCTTAATATGTTATCGATTTAAAACTATATAACTTTTTTCTATCTTCCGTATTAGCTCTTTGTTCTATGAACTTCATACTGATTGCTACTTCTATCAAATGTGGTAGTTTGTATCCTTTATCTACATCTACTTTTGTACCACCATTTTTACTAAAAAATGCTTCTGAACTCTCATAATCTTTTTGAGTTCCATCTAACTGCCAATTTGAATTATCAGGTATTGTATATTGTAGTGATTCTATAAAACAAACTTTATCTTTATATAAATCACCCATAGTAAAATATACAATTGGTGCTCTTACTGCTCCAATCTGTTTACCTTGATATCCTAATGGATATGCTAACGATGTTAAAAATTCTATTTTAGTCCAATTGTTTGCTAACTCAGCTGAGTTCATTGGATAAATTGTAAAGTTAAAATTGGCTCCCCTTTCAACTGAATCATATGTATAGAAATTAAATGGATTACCACTAAATCTATTTGAATTCCAACTTGGTGATACAGTTTCAGAAAGTCCAGTTATAGTTCCTCTAAAGTGTACAGTTTCACCTGTTACTATGTTTCTAAAATAAAGTGGTATGAAATCCTTAGTATCTAATTCATGCTTTATAGCAGTTTCTTTATCAGTACCACCATCATAGATACCACTTTGATTTATCACATCATCTTTTTTTGTAAATCCTTTTACACCTTCTAAATCATAATCATTATTAGCACTGAACCTTTCATCAGATGTTGGAAAGGATTTTTTACCTTTTTCTGCTGGATTTATTCCATCGGTAGGTTCTATAATAACTTCTTTTCCATCTTCACCAATTCCTAATTTACCTCTATATCCTTTATTTACTCTAACTTCTGCTAATTTTGCTTCATTACCTTTATATCTTTTTAGGATACCAAATTTACCTTCTTTTGTTGAATCGGTTTCTTGAGTTAATTCAGCTTCGTTAATTTGACTTGAGTAACTTCCACCATTAGGGTTATAAAATATTTTTTGAAATGAATCAGCATCATTTGTTCCCGCCCCTGCAGGTGAACCAAATAAAGCTCCTCTTATTTGACTTTTTACCTCATCTAATACTTTACCAGCTGCTTGTTGAGCCGCTGTTTTAGGGTTTCCTGTGGGTAATCCACTTTTTAACAATCCACTACCACCTAAGTCACCTTTTAACTCAGAGAGTGCTTTAGGATATCCTAATTGTATATTATCAATTGATTTGAGTTCTCCAATAATCGATGATGGGTTAGTATCACCTGGTGGTTTACCAACAATCTTCGATAACTTTTGTCCTACTTTAGATTCTTTAAATTTATTAAACTTTCCTTTTACTTTTCCAGCAAACTTAGAATCCCCAACGCTTTTTAATGCGTTTTGTACTGCACCAGGTGATGAATCAGTACCACCATCAGCTGTTGTATTACGAAGTTCAATCATCTTATCTTTCATCTTCGTACTACGATTAGCTATTCTAAAAGTATCTGTTCCGTAAATAAGTGGATTGTTTATTTCTACCGCAGATTTAATTCGGATACCACTAACTTCTTGTTCAACTTTAGTTAATCTATCTGGTTTGACTTGTTTATCTAAACCTGCTCCCCTAAATAATTCTAATATCGTTGGCATATTATATAGCTACTCCAAATTTATTTTCTGTACTTCGTTGTACCACTTTTGATACTCCATCTGCAACTTTTCTACCATCCATATTGACTTGGACTTGTAAATTTTTAATTTCGTTTCCTAAATTTTCTATAGCGGATACTATAGCTCCACTACCCATAATATCACCACCTAATGGTATTACTGCTTCCGGTCCTGCTTCTCCTATTAAAGCGTTTGTTGGACCTGTTACAATACCACCTTTAGCCATTGGAGTTGAAAATTCTGAACCTTGAGTTGAACCACCGATATCTGCACGAGCATCCCTACCAATACTATCACCACCAGCTCCAAAAAACGAACCTATACTACTAAAAAATCCTGAAATCCTATCAAATAATGGCATAACTAAATCAACAATTCCCATTATAATATTATAAACAACACTAATTACTGCTCCAATAGTGTTAAATACTGCTCCTAATATAGAACCAACAATTTTAAATGCTGGTAAGAGTATCTTACCTGCTAAATTTAATAATTGTAATACTACCTTTCCAACTGGTGCTAAAGCATCCATAATTGTTGAACCTATAGCTCCAAATGTATTCTTTAGTTCATCTGTTAAACCTTGTAATTCTTGTTGTTGTTGATTTCTTCTATTTTGAGTAGCTAAATCACTTTCAGTAATATCTTGTAATTTTTTTCCACTTTCTAATAATTGTTGAGCAGCTTTTAATCTTTCCTTATCTTGTCCACCAAACCTTTCTCTTAATCTAAGTTGTTTTCTTAGTTCACCAACTTCCATTCCACTAGCTTTAGCAATTGAATCTAATTGGAATTTGTTTAGGTTATTTAAATCAACTGTTGATTCTAATGAATCTAAAACAGATTGTTGAGCTCCTAATATATCACCTGTTGCTGCTAACTCTCTTGCTTTGTTAAAGTTAATAGATTGACCTAACATCGCTGAAGCTTCTAACTCAGCCGTTATACTATTTTCAAAATCTAATAAACCTTCTGAAACTTTTGCTGCTTCAGTTAACGATGTACCTAATGCTGCTGCTTCAATGGCTGCACTTGCTAATTCCTTAGCTGAACCTCCAAAAAATACCGCTGCAGTTTCAGCATTTTCAGCAATATCTTTTATAACTTGAGATGGTGCAACACCAACTTGGTTTGCTAACTCTACTGTTTGTGCCGTTAATGCCTGAGCTGCTTCTTGCGATGCACCACTAATATCTTGAAAGATTCCATTTACTTGTGCTGCTTCTGATGTAGCGATACCAAAGTTTTTATTTAAAATTACTAATGATTTTAAAACTTCAGCTGATGGTTGTTCTATACCTCTAAATTCGTTTGTAAAATCAGCTGCTGCTTGTGCAACATCTTCAAACGATGCTCCAATACCAGCAGTATCAGTTTTTACTTTAGCTATATTAGCTGCAGTTTGTTCTGTATTAGCATTAAGTAAACCAGTTTCTTCTCTAAACTTTCGAGCTGCTTCATCTATAGCCGTAAATGCTTTTACTCCAGCCATAATGGCTGCTCCTATTGCTACAATGGCTAGTGTTACTGGATTGATTGCTGCTCTTAAAAATCCAAGTGATTTTCCACCAGCTGCTCTTAATGCTTCAAATCCACCCGCTCCATCTCTAAATGAGGAAGCAAATTCAGTTGTAAATGTCATAGCTGCATCATTGATACTTTCTTTCATACCATCGATAGGTCCTCTTAAAAGTGCACCAAATGGACCTAACCCATCTACTATACTATCTAATTGTTGATTAAGATTACTAGCGAACTCTTGTGAAGCTGCATCAGCTGCTTCTATAGCATTAATTTTATTTTCTTCGGTTCTTAAAGTTTGATTAGTAACATCTTTGAGTGCTCTTGCCTTAGCCAATGAACCATTTTCTGTTCTTCTCTTATCATTAGCTAATTTTTTAAAATCAGCTTCATTTTTTAAAATGGCTTTTGTTATATCTGATTTATCTTCAAGTCCATCAAGTGATTTTTTAAGATTTTCTTGAAATTTTGCTTCAGCAGATGACATACCTTTCATCTCTTTACCTGTATCGGTTATAGTTGTTTTTATATCCTTTAGTAAAGATGAAGATACCTTTAATACATCTTGGTATTCCTGTTCTAATTCTGCTTTAGTTTTAGCCATCTATTATAATCCTGCGTATTTTTTTAAACCGGGTGCAATTTTTACACCAGCTTTTTCTGCTTTTTTAATTTGATTTCTTAAATCACCTGCTGCCTTATCAGCTTTATCTACTGCTTTTTTAAAATCAGAGCTGTTTTTTAACCTCTTTGATAAAATCCTAGCAAACATTTTTTGTACGAAACCTTCTGTTTTATAAGATTTAGTATTTCTGATATAATCAGCTTGTTCTTTTGTTAGTTTCATAGTTTTTCTCCTTTGTGGATACATTTATACAACTATAAATATAAGGTAAAAAAAAAGTGAGGAATTATTTCCTCACTCTCACGTTTGGTTTTCTGACATTTGATGATGTTTTCTTCATCGCTTTATCTCTTTGCTTTTGTTCATTTTTCTTAGCTTCTGATAATTTTTTATAATGGAAGTTTCTAATGTGAACAGGCATTTCGTAAACATCCTTAAATGTAAAACCATTTCCATAGTAACACATTTCAAAAATTTGATTGTGTACTATTGAAGAATAGTTATTCGGAAGGCCAAAAAAACCCGACTCCCATTGGGATAGGAGTCATCTCCTTCTCTCCTGTATTTGGGTTATCGTACTCAAACTCCATTTTCATATCAGGTTGGAGTTCCTTAATATGAGTCCTAAAAGCTCTCGTGTCTCTAGCTAAAAATTTGTTATTTACAAAATCTACTATTGATTTAGTATCTTCTTTACCATCAACTGATTTAATCATATATCTGTATCTGGTTGTTAACTCTGCTGATGCTCCATCTTTATTTAATCTATTCATAGCTCTTACATCAGTATCAATCGCTTTTTCATCACCATGTGTAAGCATTTTCCACTTGATAACATTTTTACCTACTGGAGTTACCCATTCGTAAATATTTTCTCTGTTAAGTTTATCTAAATCAACATCTTTTGTTTGTACTTTACTTAAGTCTATTTGTAGTTCTGTTTGTCCTTCTATTGATGGTACTTGTATTTTATATTCAGGCCCATATCCTAAAATACGAGTTGCTAATACAATAGCATTTTTATCACCGATTATAATATCATCAATGTTTATTTTTTTATCAGCGATAATAGATTCAAATAGTTTATCTAATACTACACCCTTAGAAATTAAGTTTTGTGATGCTAAAATTTCTTCTTCTTTAGCTGTCATATACTTAATTTCCAACTCACCACTAGATAACGGGTGGTCTTCGGGATAACATTTACCTTGTGATGGAAGTGAGATTACTTCCGTTGGAAAGTCATATTTTTTATTTTCTGCCATAATTAACCTTTATTTGTTTGTATATAAATATATAAGAATTAAAAAATTAGAATTTTTCATAATAAAATCCTCTTTGAAAATTTTTACCCATTGATTTATTAGAATAAACACAAAGATATGCTCTTCTTGGTTGGTTAGATAAATTTATTTTAGATGAATGATATGTATTACCTTCAATCATTAGTATATCTCCTACCTTTGGATATAATGTTATCCATTCATCATCCAATACACTAATTGCACCATTCTCTTTGGTAAAATCATCCAAAATCAACATACAATTTATAGTTAATAGTTCTTCATCATTTGGAAATGGGCCGTACTGATTATCTCTATGTGGTTCAAATGAAAACTCTTCATATGGTTCTTTAACAACTATTTGGTCATTAAATAGATATGGTGTTGGAATATATGGAGTTATGATATCATACATAAACTTAGAAGTGTAGATATCATATAGTTTCTTATTTTCTTCATTAGATGATAAATCACAACTTGATGCCATATCTAGCCCTTTCCAATATATACCTGAACCATTTGGTTTAGGTTTTCCTTCATATTCTTTGATTCTTTCCTTTACCTTTAAGGTATAACTCTGAAGGTATTCAACTATATCAGATGGTATTATATTTTCTATTAATTTATATTTCATATTTTATCCAACTTGTATCTCTATATATTTGAGTAGGTTCACCAATTAATTCATTAACTGCTTTTATTACACCAGGCCATCTTTTATGATAATCATGTCCTGCTATTACACCACCTTTTTTTAATTTCGGTAAACATAATTTTATATCTCTTTTTACATCTTCATATTCGTGATTTGCATCAATGTAAATAAAATCAAAAGTTTCGTTTTCAAACGTATCAATAATATTGTAACTAAAATCTTTATGAAGAGTTATATTATTAAAGAATCTAGTATTCTGTTTAAACTCATTTTCTATAAACTCCCATTCGTATCTATGCCACTCGTTGTAGTTTTCATAACCTTCAAAGGGGTCTACACAATGTATTTCAGAAAACATATTAGATGATGCAAACATCATAGTTGATTCTCCCATATAAGAACCTACTTCTAACATTTTCATTTTTTCTTTGGTATGGTTTTCTAATTTTTTAAGTAAATCAAAAATACCGAAAAAACTACTATTTGGTTCTTCTTTTAACCAACTTATATTAAATCGTTGTGTGAACATACTAATACATATTAGAGCAAAAAAAAAGTTCTCACTAAGAGAACTTTCTTTCTTCAGTATATTTTAGTATTAGAATTCTAAGATAGCGTAATCATAAGATAACGTCAATGTGATTTCAGCTGGGTCATTAGAAGCCCAATCTAAATCGTTAAATGCAGCTGATGTAATGAATGCACCTTTTAGTGTCCATTGTTCAATCTTATCACCTACAGGCCCTAACATAAAGAAGTTTACATCTTTCTTATAGAAATCTGCGTATCCATCTCTACCAGTTAGTGATTCATGTGAAGTTCTTACCCACTCCATCACTTGTTGTGCTCCAGAAGGAACAATTGGGTCATATAGAGTAATCTCTACATCTTGCCACTCACCTTTTCCTTTCAGTTTTCTCTTAACGTTAATATGGTCTAACGTTACAGGTTCGAACTGAATTGTCGGTCTGTTGGCTGTTTTTATTAAATATGAATCTATACCATCGATGTTCATGATGAATCTGTTCTTCATCTTCGGTTCGAAGTTGGTATAAAACATTTCGTTGAATTCTAATACTTCTGCCATTTTATTTTATCTCCTATTACTATTATAAATATATAGTTTTTATTTTTTCATTATGCTGAGAACGAAGCCCCTGTCGGTAGAATGTTGAAATCAATTACAATGAATTCAGCTGTCTTAGTAGGTTGTAAGAATATTTGACCTGCTAAGATGTTTCTATCGATTACATCAGGAGTGTTGTTTGTTTCATCCATCACCACTTTGAATGCGTATAACCCTTGTCTTTGTTGTACACCTTCTAAATAAGGTTGTACTGTGTTTATAAATCTATTTCTAGTCTGTGCTGTATTTTGTTCGAATACTAAGTATCGAGAAGTACTTGCTACAAACTTCTTAACTTTAATTAACAATCTTCTAACATTGATTCTATCTAAAGCGGATGCCTTATCTTGCAATGTCTTTTGTCCAAATGCTACAATACCTTCGCCAGGGAATGCTGCGATTGGGTTTACTTTGTTTTCATAAAGTGTATCTCTTTCAGCGTGTGTTAATCTGTTTAATACTGAAACTGCTCCTACGATTCCACCTCTGTTTAAACCAGCAGGTGCGAACCACTCAGCTGCTACTCTATCGTTAGCTGCGTAAATACCTGGCATCAATACTGATGGTGGTACTGCGGTTAGTTTGTTAGTATTAATATCGATTGTTTTAACCCAAGGATAGTAAACTCCAACATAGTTTGAATCTACTGCATCTGCCTGAGTTGTTGCTTGTGCTATAGTATCGTTTACTGAAGTTGCATCTCCAATGAAGAACGCATCTTGTCTATCCTCTACCATATCAACAATTTTATCGAACACATACGAGTGTAATCTTCTAATCACACCAGGTGCTGATACTAAGTTGATATCGAAATCATCAGGATTAGATACTGAGTTAATTGCTTTTACATATGCTACCGAACCACTAGCAGTAGAAGATGATAGGTTAAATCCTTGCGAGTTACCTGCTGAGATGTTTGAACCTAATTGTTTTCTTACTGTTGGTGATACTCCATCAAATCCACTTTGGAAGAATACACTAAATTGTCTCTTAGCTATATCAGTTGCGTTTGAACCAGTCATTTCATAAGAAAGATTTGAATCAAATGCGAATACTGAGTTAGAACCTGTACCGGCATTATTAGGTACTGGTGCTAAGTAGTTAGAGTTATCAATCTTAGTAGTTGTAGTTTCCACATCTAAACCAGCAAAGTTTACTTTATTAGATGAAGTGTTTGAATCAGAAGTTGTTCTGAAAGTTGCTGGAGGAACTAATCTTTCCTCTGGCGATAATGCTGAAACAACTGCGATTGGGTTAGTGTACTCACCATGTCCAAATGGAGCTGCTGTGATTGGGAATGAACCTTCTTCAACACATTCTACATAGATGTGTGCTGAATTATTCACATAATCACCTGTTTCAGTTTGTTTACCATTTGAATCGATAGTTACAACTCTATCACCTATTACTTTCTTAATGTAATTTGGTGAAGCTGGGTCTAAGTTAACATTGTTGAATGTTTCTAATACATTCTTTCTTTTATCTGTATCACTAAATTTTCTAACTGCTACTGAGAATGTTGCGTAATCTGTAGCTGCTGAACTTCCTGCGGCTTTAACATTAAAGATTGAAATCTTATACTCTTGGTTCGTATCAGTACCATGAGCTAAAGTATGGAATCTAAATAAGTTATGTCTTTCGCCTGAAATAAGTTGTGATTTAACATATGGTGTAGTTGCTCTACTTGTATCGAATGCGAAGTCCTGGTCTGCTAAAGATACAAACTCTACAGATGAACCACTATCTATAAAGAATCCAGTAGAATCAGTAGCTGCTTTTTCAAAGTAGTTGTAAACATATGCGTTTTTACTACCAAGCGGTGAATCACCAAATACATCTGAGATATCACTACCTGATGATGGGATTACTGATGCTGATACTGCAGTTCCTAATTCAGAACCACTTATGTTAAACGTAGAAGAGGATACTTGACAACTAATTGAGTTTGAATCTGATGGGAATCCAGTTGATTCAGTTCCATTCTCAGTTGCAAATAAAGAACCTAACAATTGTCTACCTCCAGCACTACCTGAAGTTGCTAATGTTCCAGCTGCTACAACACCGATTGGGTCAACGTGAGTATATCCTCCAACGTGTCCAACTCTAACGATAGTTACAGTTCCTGCTTCTCTTAAATAATTTTGTACGGTATATCCTGTATAGTATGTTCCATCAGGTGTACCGAATATTTC